GGTGCTAAAGTAGTCAAGATGGCTAAAGGGGGCTTAACGTCAAGCCGTGATGGATGTGCTATCAGAGGAAAGACCAGAGCATGAGAAGTTCTCGTGGAATGGGAGCTATCAACTCCTCTAAGATGCCCAACAAAAAGACCATCACTCGTACTGACAATCCTGATGAAGTGTCTATGTACAAGAAGGGCGGTAGCGTTAAGTGCTACAATGAAGGTAGCCTTGTAGGTGTTGGTGAAGATGTAGATGGTGGTAGCGCAGGTCTAGGATTACCCGCTAAACCTAAAGCTCCTCCCCCTAAAGCAAAATCTAAAAAGGTTATGCCAAAAAAGTTTAATACCATTCCAGACTTGATGGAAGATGATGGCTCCGCAGGTATGAAAAAGGGTGGCAAGGTAAATGCTATTGGAAACTACATTAAGCCAAGCTTACGCAAAAGCATTGTATCTAAAGTAATGTCTTCTGCTACACAAGGTACGGGTGCAGGTCAATGGTCAGCTCGTAAAGCACAACTTGTAGCTAAGAAGTATAAAGCCGCAGGTGGGGGATATAAGGATTGAAAGCACCACAACAATCCTTGAAGGACTGGGGAGACCAAAAATGGCGTACCAAGTCTGGCAAGCCTTCTTCTAAGACAGGAGAACGTTACTTGCCATCGGCTGCTATAAAGGCATTGTCACCAGCTGAGTATGCTGCAACAACAAGAGCTAAAAGAGCTGGTAAAGCAGCGGGTAAGCAGTTTGTAGCACAACCTAAAAGTATTTCAAAGAAAACAGCAGGATTTAGATAATGGCTATAACCACTAGCGGAACTACATCATTCAATCTTCCTTTCAATGAGATAGCGGAAGAGGCATATGAACGTTGTGGTATTGAGATGCGGTCTGGTTACCAGCTCCGTACAGCTAGGCGCAGTCTAAATTTACTCACTATTGAATGGGCTAACAGGGGCATAAACCTATGGACTATTGAAGAAGGTGAGATTCAACTGGTTACTGGGCAGGTTAAGTATCCTCTACCAGCTGACACTATTGACCTATTAGACCATGTTATTAGACAGAATCAGGGTGGACCTAACCAGATTGATATAAGCATTACACGCATATCTGCTTCCACATACCTACAAATACCTAATAAGCTGGCACAGGGTAGACCAATCCAGATATGGATAGACCGTCAGACGGGTTTAAACAACCCTACAACAGCCGTGTTAAACGGAGGTATAACATCCACAGCAACAACTATAGATGTCTCGTCTACGGTACCTCTAGCGGCTTCAGGATTCATCCAGATAGGCAGTGAGACTATCAGTTATACCAGCATTGTTGGAAACCAGCTACAACTGTGTAATAGAGGTCAGAATAACACCACTGCTGCTGCTCATCTAACAGGAGTTGCTATAACTAATCAATACCTACCAAGTGTTAACCTATGGTTAGCCCCTGATGCAGGTGGTAGCCCCTATACCTTAGTGTATTGGCGCATGAGAAGAGTAATGGATGCAGGTGGAGGAACAAGCGTTGCTGATATTCCTTTTCGTTTCCTACCTTGTTTAGTGGCAGGATTATCTTACCATTTAGCCGTAAAGAACCCTGAATCGCAGGATAGAGTTCAGATGCTTAAACAGGCTTATGAAGAACAATGGTTAGTAGCTTCGCAAGAAGATAGAGAAAAGGCATCCTTAATGCTGGCTCCAAGACAAACGTTCTTTTAACTTATGTCTAATACATATGCCAGTGGCAAATACTCGATAGCCGAATGCGATAGGTGCGGACAGCGATACAAGCTAAAAGAGCTTAAGAAAGAGATAATTAAGACTAGACTATTTAATATTAAAGTCTGTCCTGAGTGCTGGGACCCTGACCAACCCCAGTTGTCTTTGGGTATGTATCCAGTGAATGACCCTCAAGCCATTAGAGAGCCAAGACCAGATACCAGCTACATAACATCAGGCACTAGCGGTCTTCAGATTACTGGCACCAATAGCACTGATATTAATTCTCTTGGTTATCAAGAGGATGGAAGTAGGATATTCCAGTGGGGATGGGGTCCAATAGGTGGTTCAAGGGCAGCAGATGCAGGTTTAACACCCAATTATTTAGTGTTGAATCTTCAGTTAGGAAATGTAACAATATCAACAACATAAGGAGTAGAAAATGTCTTTCACTAAAGATGCAGATGGTATAGCAAACAAAGGAAAAACCAAAGGCAAGCTTATTGGTAATGGTCCTTCAGTTATGGGATTTAATGGTGGCAAGAAGGATGCTGGTGTCACATCTATGAACATGAAACAAGTGGGTCGTAACATGGCTCGTGTCATGAACCAGAAATCTTCAGGAAGAGGTAGATAATGTCCAAGAATAACAAACCAGCTACAAACAAGATGAAAGACCCTAACCTATTGAGTGCTGAACAGACATCTCCACGCACAGGAGCAATGCGCGTAAGCATGGGTGACCCAGCTGCTAATGATATTAAGACAGATGGCATCAAACAACGTGGTTATGGAGCGGCTACCAAAGGCTTTACGTCACGCGGACCAATGGGTTAAAGCATGACATACAATGAGTTAGTTACAGCGGTACAGTCCTACACGGAAAACACGTTTCCGACTGTAGATATGAACCTTATGATTGAGCAAGCTGAACAGAAGATTTATAACGCTGTCCAGCTACCCTCGTTACGCAAGAATGTAACAGGTACCTGCACAATTAACAATAAATATCTATCTTGCCCTAATGACTATCTATCGTCTTTCTCATTGGCTGTTATAGATGCAACTGGAACCTATTCTTACTTATTAAACAAGGATGTAAACTTCATTCGTGAGGCATATCCAGCTCCAACAGACACAGGATTACCACTATATTATGGGCTGTTTGGACCTCAATTTAGCTATCCAGATGAACTTTCGTTTATTTTAGGTCCAACCCCTGATGCAGGGTATAATATGGAGTTGCATTATTTCTTCTATCCTGAGTCTATAACTGTCGCAGTAGATGGTCAGACTTGGCTGGGAGATAACTTTGATGTTGCTCTATTAAATGCTACACTAATAGAAGCAATAACTTACATGAAGGGTGAGCCTGATATGCTTGCTCTGTATCAATCTCGTTACCAAGAGGCTATGATGTTACTTAAACAGTTGGGTGATGCTAAAGAGAAGGGTGATTCTTATCGTGATGGTGCACCTAAGTATCCAGTAGTATGATAGCTCAGACCATAACCACATCGTTTAAACAGAATATTCTGCAAGGAGTGCAGGACTTATCAACTGATGTACTGAAGATAGCTTTGTATACAGGAGCTGCCTCTTTAGATGCTGATACGACCATTTACACAACTTTAAACGAAGTTGTAGGAACTGGCTATGTAGCTGGTGGTAACTTATGTAGTAATGTCACCATTAATACATCAGGTACAACAGTTTATGTAAGCTTTGATAATGTACAATGGACAACCGTTTCTTTTACCTGTAGAGGAGCACTTATCTACAATACCAGCCAAGGTAACAAGTCTATTGCAATTTTGAACTTTGGTTCAGATAAACTAGCAGGACCCAATTTTACAGTAACACTACCAGCAAATTCTGCCAGTAGTGCTTTGATTAGAATTTAGGAGTTTTAATGATATACGATAATGTAAACATAGCTGATTCATGCGATGCTTTTGTAATTAGAGGCGCGGGACAGACAGAATCAATAGGACTATCTGGATACTACGAAGTGAAGTGTCATGGGTCTGACGGTATCCTTAAGTGGGAAGATGTGATTCATAATGTAGTTACCACTGTAGGTAAGAATGCTGTACTTAATACATACCTAGGCAACGTAGCTGCTGGAGCCATTGTAATGGGTCTTAAAGGCACTGGAGTTGCTATTGCAGCTGATACACAGGTAAGTCATGCATCATGGCTAGAAGTGGGTGGAACAAATGCTCCTACCTATTCAGGTAACAGGCAATCTCCATCATTTAGTGCTGCTGCTGCTGGAGTTAAGAGCACCAGTGCTGCATTGACATTTGCCATGACAAGCTCTGGAACAGTAGCTGGATGCTTTATCAACGTGGGTGGCTCTGTTACCAAAGATGATACAACTGGTACATTGTTTAGTGCTGGTGACTTTACTGCGGGGTCTAAGATTGTAACATCTGGTGACACGCTGTCTGTAACTTATTCTGCAACTGCTGCTTAATAGGAGCCTAAGATGGCTTTAGTTTTAAGTGACCGCGTTCAGGAGACAACCACCACAGCTGGTACGGGTACTATCACCCTTGCGGGTGCAGTAACTGGGTATCAGTCTTTTGCTGTTATAGGGAACGGTAACACTACATACTATTGTATAGCTGGTTTAGGAACCAATGAATGGGAAGTGGGTATTGGTACCTATTCCTCAGCTGGTACAACTCTAGCCCGTACTACCATACTTGCATCTAGTAATGGTGGTTCTGTAGTAACATTTAGTGCTGGTTCTAAGTCTGTCTTTGTAACCTATCCTGCTGAAAAGTCAGTAAATCTTGATGCTTCTAACAATGCAAGTGCATTGGGTACACCAGTATCATTTGTAGGCACTAACATAACAGGTACTGCCGCTAGTCTTACAGCAGGAGCGGCAACAGTATTGGCAACAGCTAGAACAATAGCAGGTGTGTCTTTCAACGGTTCCGCCAATATTGCAATCCCACTAGCCAACCTATCGGACGTAACACTCTCCACTCCTACGGTAAATCAGTTACTTGGATATAACGGAGCTACATGGGTTAATACTAATGCACCTAGTGCTGGAGCTGGAGCTGGGGTTGTTCTATACAATGCCACTCCTATCATATCTGCTGCAGGTACTCAGAACAATGTACAGATAGCGTCATTAGTCACTATCCCTGTAGTAACCGCAGAGCAAGTAGTTACAGGTACTGCAAACTCGGCAAGCAGCCCCTTCCTATTCTCTGCGTTTGTTACAGAGGCATTAGGTCGTACCATAATAGATGCAGGGGTATGGGATTTTACTACTTGGATTGGCGTGGATTCTGACAACCTATCTAATACCGTAACCCGACAGGTCTATACCGCGCTTCCTTTTGTAACTGGTACTGTCACTATGACAGGCACAGGAACGACTAGAACGGCTACAGCATCGGCAGGAACTCCGTTTGCTTTGGCTGTGATAGATGCTTCTGCAACCACTACCACAGCATCTTATTTACAAACCCCATCTGGTCTATACCAGATTATCACTAGAACCTCAGATACTGTAGTTACAATTAATAACGTACCAACAACCTACACCAATGAAACAGCAGTTGCAGGAACAGTATGGAAGAAGTTATTTGGTGAAACTTCAGGCGAGATATCTAATATCAGCCCAGATTATGGACTGTATGAAGTTGCAATAACCGCTGGGTCATATGCGATAACCACCGCTACTAAGATTGGTATTTTAGGGTTCTTTAATAGCTCTACCGTAGGTACGC